TGTCAATTTACAGCCTAATGATAAGGGCAGGGCATGGCAGCGTTCCATGATTCTTTATGAAATTGATACGAATAAATATAAAGACCTTATCATGTACCGACTGAACAAGGAACTTGGTGAGGACGGCTGTTGGATGGTGGACGCTGATACCGATGAGGAATACGCCAACATGATAACTGCTGAACAAAAAGTCCGTGATGGAGATAAAGAAGTGTGGCGTTTAATTGGCAAGCGGCCTAACCATTACCTTGACTGTGAGGTTTATGCGTATCTTGCAGCAGATGTTATGAATATCCGTAATTTACAGCCACAAAAGACACAGCAGGAACAGAAAAAAGAATCGGTAGACGATATGATACCGCAATATTTTAATCCAGAGGGGTGAGAACGTGGATATAGCAACATTAAGGGCAGAGCGTGAAAAAGTGCAAGCTGCCATTGACAACATCCTTGAAGCTGGTCAGGAATTTCAGACCAGAGATGGCAGAGTAAAGTTTGCGAATCTGTCTAAACTTTATGACCGTCTTGCCTACTTGGATAATGCGATTGCAGCAGCAGGTGGTACGAATTGCAATACTGCCTATTTAAAGTTTGGAGGTTTTGACTGATGAGCAAGCAGAGAAGCCCGGACAGTATCTTTTGCCGCCTGGGAAATTTCGTTGACGATGTGAAAAGCATATTTTCGCCGGAAAGTGCTGTAAAAAGTAAAGCAATCCGCATGGGTTATTTTGGTTTTGAAGCGGCACATGAGACACGCAAAGATGCTATCTTTCCGTGGGATGGCCCGGCAGAGGGAATGAATAAAGCTAGTCGTGCAACATTGAGAGCCAGAGCAAGAGACTTGGAACGCAATAATCCAATCACGAACTCCATCATCATGGCTATCAAAAATAATGTTGTGTCAACAGGCTTTAATATGCAAGCACGTTCTGACAACGAAGTTTTTAACAATCGTATTGAAGAACTGTGGGAAGAATGGACACACCATGAAAATTGTGATTATACACAGCGTCAGTCGCTTGATGATTTACTGAAACTGATTAGCCGCCGTAAGCAAGTGGACGGCGGTATTTTAATTACGTTTCCGATAGATAAGCGCAGATTCATTCCGTTGACTATCCAGCTACATGAAGTCGATGAACTGACTTCCGAAAACGTGCCGTTGAAAAACGGAAACATCTTGTCTGACGGTGTGGAATGTACGGCTGATGGTTTACCTGTTGCGTACTGGATTACACAGACAGACGTTGACGGATTTACTATTGCAGAGCCGCAGCGTATTCCGGCAGAAAACGCAATTTTCCTGTGGGATAGGACAAGGGTAAGTCAGTTCCGTGAAATCACACCAATGGCAAGTACCATTGTTACCACTAAAGATGTTGGCGACTACAACAATGCAGTTGCATTTCAACAGAAAACAGCCGCTTGTACTTCTGCTTTTGTGGAAACTTCCAACACGGCTGGCGCAATGGGGCGTATGGCGGCAATGGAACAGCGGAAATCAAACATTGAGCAGATTAAAGGCGGTAGGGTGCAATACCTGAATCCTGGCGAAACTGTAAAAATGTTGATTCCGTCTGGACAGGCTGCGGAGGTAGGTAATTACTTACCGTTACAACAGCGCATGATTGCTGCCGCAATGGGATTGTCACTGGAATCCACTTCAAGAAACGTGGAACGTGTGAATTATTCCAGCGCACGGCAAAATCTGTTAGCTGATGAAAATACATATAAGCAGATGAGGAAAGACTTGATTGAGTATTTCCTGCGTCCGTTGTATCGGCGGTTTGTAAGTATCTGCTATCTTGCAGGGCTGTTAGATGGAACTGGATTTAAACCTGACGATTTGCAGTATTACAAGGCTGTGTGGCTTGCGCCGTCACTTGGTTGGATTGATCCAAAGAAAGAGGCAGAGGCAAACAGTATTAACTTGCAGAACGGCGGTTTGTCGTTCCAGCAATATTGTGCTGCACAGGGCGTTGACTGGCGTGAGCGCATAGACGAAATGGCAGAAGTGCAGGAATACGCTGAATCTAAAGGCGTGACATTAAGTTTTAACGTTGCTGATAGCAGTGACGTACAAGGAGATGATGAAACAGATGGTGAGAATTAAAAAGTACGCAGTGCGTGACATCTCTTTAGGCGAAATTGATGAAGCTAATCGTAAAGCGAAATTTACGTTTATGACCGAAGCACCATGCGATAACTGGTTTGTACCGGAAAGTTGTTTGTGTGAAAAGCAGAACGTGGATTTAACACGCTTTAAGAATGGCGTTATGCCGTTGCTGTTTAACCATGACCGAAATGTGATTCTTGGCAAAATCAGCAATGTTGCTTTTGAGAATAAACGTGCTGTTGCGGAAGTTGTTTTCGACAATGATGAAGAAACTGACAAGATTTTCAAGAAGGTGCTGTCCGGTAGCTTGCGTGGCGTATCTGTTGGATATTGCCGTATTCACACAGTCCGTGTAAATGCTGGTTGTGAGTACAAGGGCGTTAAGTATGACGCTACTACTGATGTTACCGATTTGTGGCAGCCGTATGAAGTGTCCATTGTTAGCTGTCCGGCAGATCCAGATTGCGGTGTCGGACGTGAGTTAAAAGATATAGAAATGGAAATCCAAAAGACAAAGGAGGAAAACACAATGGAAAACAAAGACACCGTTATGAACGGTAAGCCGGATGTGGTTGCTAAAGATGTGGCAGAAAAGTCTGCCGCCGAAGCAGCAACCAAAGCGGCACAGGCAGAGCGTGAGCGTGTGGGCGCAATCTACGCAGTATGCCGTGAATTTAACGTAGATTCTGCGAAAGTGGAATCCTATGTAAAAGACGGCAAAACGGTAGACGCTGTACGCAAGGCGATTCTTGATGAAATTGCTGAAAAACAGAAAGCGTCCAAAGTAACTGTTACCGAAGATGCAGGTGACAAGTTTATTGAAAGGGCAGTCGATGGACTGGCATTGCATCATGGCATCATTACCGAAGATGAGGCGGTAAAGGGTGCTGACGAATACCGCAACGGTTCTCTCCGTGCTATTGCGGAAGATTGCCTGATTGCTGGCGGCATGAGCGAACGTGAACTTCGTCACATGAGCGCACACGAAGTTTTTGAAGAAATGTTTAACTCTCACAGCCGTGCTATGGGCAGTGAACAGTTCAGCATGGTAATTGACCAGTTTGGCAACAAGACCATGTTAAAAGGCTATCGTGAACAGCCGACTGTGTTCCAGCAGCTAGTTTCCAAAGGTAGCAACAAAGACTTCAAACCTACTCATAAGTATCGTCTTGGTTTGGATGGCAAACCTGAACTGATGCCGCCTGAATCCGGTGAGTTCAAGTATCAGGAAATGGCAGATGAGAGCGTAAGCACTGCAATTCAGACCTACGGCAAAGCGATTAGCTTTACTCGTGAAATCTTTATCAACGATGACATGGGTGCGGTTGTAAAAGCTATCCGTATGCAGGCTGGCGGTTTCCGTCGTTTGCAGGAAGAAATGTTCTTCAATGTTCTGACCAATATTACGTTTAATTCCACCACTCGTAAAAATTTGGTTGTGACCAACAAAAATATTTCTGCTAAAGCATATTCTGAAATGCGTACTCTGATGCGCCGTCAGAAAGACTTTGAGGGCAAAGCGTATGTTGGCGTGTTCCCGGCTTTCATTTTGGCTTCTGATGAAAATTTCTACGACCATGCACAGTTGTTAAAATCTGCTTCTGATCCCAGCCAGACCAATCCGGGCGTACCTAACATTATGCAGGGTATGATGACCTTGATTACTTCTCCGTATCTGACTGGCAAAGCGTACTATGCTATCGCTCGTCCGTCCGAAATGGAGGGCATTGAATACACTACGCTGAATAACGTTGACCGTCCGTACAGCCGCACTGTCATTCCGCAGAACCATCTTGGTATTGATTATCAGTTCTGGATGGACTTTGGCTTTAACCTGATTGACTACCGTGCGTTTGTTAAAAATGCGGGCGAAGCATAATAAAAAGGAGGTAAAAAATCATGGCTGTATCTTTCAGACAGGCTGGCAAGCTGATTGAATATACCGCTGTTGCCGATACGGAATATCATGTTCCTGTTGCAGTTGGCAGCTTAATTGGTATTACACGGAAATCTGCTGTGACTGGCGAAAAAATTTCTTGTGACGCAGAGGGCGTTTTCCGTTTTACAAAAGGTAGTGGCGCACTGACCGCTGGTACTCCTGTGACTATCACTGTTGCTACGGCTACTGCTGCGGCTACTGCTGCCGGTGCTACTTCCAACGGCGTAGTTTGGGCGGATGCCGCTTCTGATGACACTGTTGTTGACGTAAAAATCAATCAGTTCATTCCTGTGGCCAATCAATAATGAGTGTACTTGAAGCGCAGCGTAGAGTAGCTAAAAAGGCGTTCTTTTCTCTTGACCGTTTAGGTGAACCAATTACCTATAACGGTCAAGAGATTGTTGCGCTTGTTTATATCGGTGCTTCTATGAGCCGTCCAGATTGGAATGATGCCGCAACAACCATTGAACACGCAAACTTGGCTGACCTTGCGACATTTTCCGTCTGTGACGATCCTGACGATGGTGGCGTTGCCGAACCGCAGGAGGGTGACGTTATCGTGTATAAGGACATTGAG